TCCTTGACCTCGAGTTCACCACCGATCACGGTCTTTTCGCCACCCTGCTCGGTATAGTTTTTCGTGTTATAACTCATACCGTTACCCCCTTAAGCGTGCTGCTGGAGAACCTTGATTGCTTCGGGAAGAACAGTCTTGCCATCGAGGCGCTTGAACGCAAGGAAACCGATTTGCCCATTGTCCGCATAGCGTTCGTTGAGACGCTTGAAGGAAATACCCTGGCGGTCACCGATCCAGTAGTAAGAAAGATCCCCAAAGAGGATGGTCTTCGCACCGGCAGCGATTTCAGGCGCATATGCCGAGGTGAAATAAGGTCTGCCGAGAATGGTACTGACCTCGCCATCTTTGAGAGCGGGCTGAAGCAGATAGTTGCCGTTGGAATCCTTGAGCTTTCGGATCGCCTTGATGGTGGTATCGTTCAAAACCCAGATGGCTTTCTTGCGATACGGAGCCTTGAGGCTGTAGTAGAGGTCGATCAACTCATCGGCGGTAATAGCGGTCGCACTTGCGGTCGTGACACCGACCTGACCACCGCCGGTCGCATTGAGAATACCGGTAGGTTTGCCCGTGCCGTTGCCGGTCAGGAAAGCCTCCTCTTCCTTATCCCCGATTCTGCGGGTGAACTCTTCCGCGATGTAGTTTTCGAGATCGAAAGCCGAGTCGTTCAGGAGTTCCTCGGAAACCTTGATGATAGTGCCGACCTTGTGAGCATCGAGCTGGACCTGTCCGAAGGTCTCATCGCTCTCGGTGTATGCGCCCTCTTCATCGATCCACGATACCGAACCGTGAGATGCGACCACGGGGATCTTGTGAAGACCGCCCGAAGTGGTGATGACGTGAGCGTGCGCACGGATGACCGTATTCTCTTTGAGACCGGTGACGAGTTTGTTTTCAAACTCATCGGGAACGAGATAACCGCCCTCGGTATCCGAGCCTTCGTTGAGAGTGTTCTTCATTTCGGGAGTCACCTCTTTCTTTCTGGTAACATCCCAGAATGCCTTCTTGTAGGCATCGCTTGCTCTGCCCGTCTTGGTATCGACTTTCGCCTTTTCGGGTTTCGCCGTAATGGGCTTGTTGATGGGGCTGTTCATCTCGTTGTCGAGAGCCTCGGCTCTTTCCATACGAGCGATCTCCTTGCCGAGAACGGAGATGTCCTCTTCCATCTTCGTATAGGTGGCATCGTCCTCTACCGAGAGAACACCATCCTTGTTTCTGTGGGAATCGAGAAACGCTCTCGCGGCTTCCCAGGCTTTCGCGCGTTTTTCACGCAGTTCCAAAATAGTCATGTTTTTATCCTCCATTTTAATATTTGATTAGGTTGAGTCTGTCCATCAGTTCGTCTACCGAACGTCCGGTGGGTTCTTGTTCCTTCGGCTTTTCCTCAGGAACGGGGTTCAAAAGTTTAGCCTTGGCGGTCAGTTTCATAAAGAGACTGTTTTCAACCGCCTTGCCGGAAAACGCATATGCAGGAACATCTACCGGAAGTTTCTCATCGGTGAGAATGTCATCCGCAAAGCCGAGTTCGATAGCTTTGTTTGCGTTCATCCAGGTTTCCGCATCCATCAGATGCGAGATTTTTGCGCGGCTCTGTTTGGTCTTGATTTCATAAGCGTTGATGATGCTTTCTTTTACTTCCGCAAGCATCTCGATGGCTTTCTGCATCTCTTCGTGATCGCCGTAAGCCATGGTTGCGGGATTGTGAATCATCATAAGCGCCGTGGGTGCCATCAGGACTTTCGTTCCCGCCATAGCAATGACCGATGCCGCACTTGCTGCGATGCCATCGACTTTCACGGTGACGTTCCCCTTGTAGTCCATCAGCATGGAATAAATCTGACTTGCCGCCACGCAGTCACCGCCCGGCGAGTTGATCCACACGACAATGTCCCCGTCCCCGGCGAATAACTCGTCACGGAACATCTTCGGAGTGACATCGTCATCGAACCAGCTCTCTTCCGCGATTGTGCCATAGATCTCAAGCACCCTTTCGCTTTGCGGTTCTGCGCTTTCCGTCTGATTCTTCCACTTCCAGAACTTCTGATTTGGTTTCTTCATCGGAATCCTCCTTCTTTGATAAATTTGCAAAAGCGCCCGCCTGACCAAGCGGGAGCATGTTGCCGTTTATAAGGTAGAGATCGCCGCCTTCTTCTGCCGGTATACGATCGAGGTTTTCCAGCTCGCGGATGTCGTTTGCACTCATCCAGCCGTTCTGTCTCGCCGTCGCATAGCCGGTCATCCGGCTCTGGTAATCTCCGCGCAGGAGTCCCTCGACATTGAACTTCACGTAGTACTTTTTCTTTTCCTCGGGTGTGAACAGGGTGCGCATAATCGACTGCTCCCATCTGATCACCCACGGATCCAGCGTGTACTTCACGAATTCGAGTGACTGCTGCTCAATATTAGAAAAGCTCGACTTTTCGAGGTCGCCGACCATGTGAGGTGGTACCCTGAAAATTCGAGCGATTTCGTTGATCTGGAACTTCCTTGTTTCAAGGAATTGCGCCTGCTCGGGCGATATCGAAATGGGCGTGTATTTCATGCCTTCTTCGAGTACCGCGACCTTACCCGCGTTTCCGCTGCCGCCGAAGGTGGTGTTCCAGCTCTCTCTGACCTTTGCGGGATCCTTGATCGTTCCCGGGTGTTCGAGCACACCTGACGGCGCTGCGCCGTTTGCAAAGAATTTCGCGCCGTATTCCTCGGTGGCGATTGCCAGACCGATGGCGTTTTTCGCCATGGCGATCGGGCTGTATCCGACGAGTCCGTCGAAGCCAAGTCCGGGAATGTGCAGCACGTCCTGCGGGGAGAGGATGACCATCGAGTCCGATTTGATCGCTTCGTCATTCGATCGCTGGTACTGATAGAACAGGTGACCTTTATCGTCTCTGTCGACCGTCATCTTGTTCGGCATCAGCGGGTACAGTCCGATGACTTCGCCTTTACCGTTTCGCAGGATCTGTGCGTAGGCGTTACCCCACAAGAGCAGATGCGTCATGAGCGTTTCGCGGAAGACGAAAGAACTCATCTCCGGGTTCGGCTCATCGTGCAGGATGTGGTACAGCGGGTGCTTCAGCGCCTTGTCCTTGCCGCCGTCGTTATTGTATTGATATACGTGCAGCGGCAGTCCGGCAATTGCTTCGGCTAAAATGCGGACGCAACTGTAAACAGCCGTCATCTGCATTGCCGAGCGCTCCGTCACCGTCTTTCCGGCTGTACTGTTTCCCATGTAGAAACTGTATCCGCTGCCTGACGTTCTGTTCTGGGGCTTATCCCGCGCTTTAAAAATGCTTGAAAAGATACCCATGCTTCCTCCTTTTTGGCATGAAAAAAGCACCTGCCGTTTCCGGTAGATGCTTAATTTCGTATTCGGTTGAGTTATTTAGTCATCTTCATCATCGTCGGATCGAGATGATCCAAATGACGATATAATGTGAATATCTCCTGAGTCACGATCGAGCGCCATGTTATCCGACATCTTCATGAGCAAGTCGCCGTCGGAGTCCATCAGCATGTTGTCCGAAATCGAATGCCCGATTTCGCCAGTTTCTAAATCAAAATATGGATCGAACATAGCCAAACCCTCCGTTATACTTACCGTAGATTTCGTTTACCGCCTCAATGTAAATGTTGAACGAATGGTGATTTCGGTCGTTTCGGGTGAGATACATATTTTTCTTTTCCAAATATGCATCCCGCACTTCCAACCAGCAATCATTGTCCTTCAACCATTCCACACGATCGGTGAGCCCTTTCGACTGTGGGGCTTCGTTCCAGTAGTACTGATCCAACTGAACAATGCCTGTCTTCTGATGGATCAGTCGGTACCAGCTGCCATTTCGGTCAACTCTGATAATGCAGATGTCGATGCTGAACGGAGTCTTGTTTCCTTTTTTGAAAAAACGCTGATCCGTTGTAAGCGCCGAAGTCGAATCTTGGCACGGATTCCATCCGGCTTTGATGAGTATGCTGTCGAACACTTCTTTCACGTAGTTCTTTATTGCACGCCCATCATTGATGTTCGTATCTCCGCTGTCGATGATCTCGAGGTTATAATCGAGATCGATCGGTTCATTAGCGTTCTGCGTGATGAGGTTCTTTGCGCCGCTTCCGACGAGATGCTGCTTGACTTCCATGAGTCCGTCGCTGTTGATGGCTTGAACAAGTTGATTGACGATATCTGAGCAGAGCGACTTCATTCTGTTCAGAAAGTCCTTATCCTCAATCCAGTGATACATACCTTTTTCTCCTTGTTTCCCCAAGCCGCCCATCTGGCATCTTGACCAAATCGTTTTATTATACTCACATTTTATCAAAAATCAAGGGGTTTTTCAACTTTTTACGCAACTTTGCCGTTTTTCGAAGAAAAAGTGGCTAAAATCAAATAAAGAGTATGCCGCGAGAGTCGTACACGCTCTCGCTGCTTCCTTGATGTCTGATCGCTCTGTCCAGCGCCATGATCGTGGCGACCGCGCCGTCGATGCGTTCCGTTGATTTTTCTTTGTCCGGCTTGATATTGCCAGCCGGGTCCGTCCGCACGAAGATGTTATCCATCATCCAGCGAAGCGGGGCGTTGCCGCCGTGCGCGATCCGTCCTTCGAGCACCAGTTTCATGAGCTCTTTCGAGGGGGGTGACATATCTTTGAAGCCCTGACCGAACGGGACGATCGTGAAGCCTTCGTTTTCAAGATCTTGGCTCATCTGCACCGCACCCCACCGGTCGTAGGCGATCTCGCGGATGTTGTACTTCTTGCCGAGTTCAACAATGAACTGCTCGATAAAGCCGTAGTGGATAACGTTGCCTTCGGTCGTCATCGCGCTGCCTTGCTTCACCCACACGTCGTAGGGGACGTGGTCGCGTCTGACGCGCTGCTCGACCGTATCTTCCGGTACCCAGAAGAACGGGAGAACGATGTATTTCTCATCTTCATCTCTGGGCGGAAATACGAGGACAAACGCTGTGATGTCGGTGCTGCTCGACAGGTCGAGTCCGGCATAGCATTCGCGCCCGATGAGCGCCTCGGGATCCACCACTGAATCGCACTTGTCCCATGCGTCCATCGGCATCCAGCGCACGCTCTGTTTTACCCACTGATTGAGTCGGAGCTGCCGAAACAGGTTTTCTTCTGCCGGATTGTCCTTCGCGCTCTGGTAAGCAGCTCGGAGTTTATCTATGTCCACCGTCACGTCCAGCGACGGGTTTGCCAGATACCAGTTCTTTTCATCCGACCAGTCCGCGTCATCCGGTATTCCGTAAATGACCGGATAGAACGTCGGGTCGATCTTCCGTCCCGCGATGATGTCCTGCGCCTTCTGGTGCACCTCCCAGCAGATGCTGTTCCGGTCGGTGCCTGCAGTCGTGATCAGGAAGAACAGCGGCTGCTTCCGGGCGTCGCCGGAGCCGTGCGTCATAACATCGTATAAGAGTCTGTTCGGCTGTGCGTGCAGTTCGTCGAATACGACGCCATGGACGTTGAGTCCGTGCTTCGTGTATGATTCCGCCGACAGCACCTGATAGAAACTGTTCAGCGGGGTGTAGACCAATCGCTTCTGGGAAAGTACCGGCTTGATCCTCTTTTTGAGCGCCGGGCACTGTTCCACCATCTGACATGCGACATCGAACACGATGGACGCCTGCTGCCGGTCTGCTGCGCAGCCGTACACTTCAGCACCCCATTCACCGTCGCCAGCCAATAAATAAAGAGCGACCGCTGCTGCGAGCTCGCTCTTGCCTTGCTTTTTCGGTATTTCGATATATGCCGTGTTGTATTGTCTGTATCCGTTTGCTTTGACCGTTCCGAAGACGTCCCGCACGACCTTTTCCTGCCACGGCAGCAGTTCAAAATTCTTTCCGTGCCATTCGCCCTTCGTGTGCTTGAGGGCGGAGATAAATGCGACGGCGCGATCGGCGAGACTGGCGTTTGTGATGAGCTTTTTCTCCGGGACTATGATCTTCTTTTCCGCCAATCGCTCTGTCCCTCCTTATTTTTTCCGACAAAAAACGACAGCATTTTCCGCTGCCGCCGTCCGTTATTTCGCGGTGTCGATCAGTGTAACCTCCTTACCGATGATCTCCAGCGCTTCGTTGTAGCTGTGCGCGTTCTGTACCTTTTCCCACATATCGTTGTAAGCGATGATCCGCGCTTGCTTCTGCATGATCCTGCGCACCTGACCGAGTATCCAGTAGATGTTTCCGCTGGGTCCGCGACTGTCGTATTCGAGTACCGGCTTTTTCATTCGTCGATCCTCCTGCATCTGTCTTCGCCGTATGCGACCGACAGCCCGCTGCCGTTGTCCCATGCGACCATGATGCTGCCGATGTCATCGACGCCTCTGACCGTTCCTTTGGTGCCGATCGGTGGCGCTTGGCAGTCGTCCATCTGGACGAGCTCGACGCGGCATCCGACCGGGTATTCGCGTCTCAGACGTTCCACCGTCTCTCTGCTGATTCCGAACATATCCGTGTCCTCCTTATGCGTACTGATGGAGGATGATCTCCATCGCGAGTTGCGTACCTTCGTCGACCGGCGTGACATCCCATCCGCGATCGAAGTTTGCGACGATCTCGCCGTTCCGCCTGATCGTCAGCTTGCTGACTCTGCCGCCGTCGATGCCGTACTGCGATCCGGTCTCGTAGACCTTCGCCCAGTAGTGGTAGCTTTCGTCGTACACCCGCAGTGCGCCCTCTTTCCAGTTAGGGGCTGTCGGTGCTTTCTCCTTGACCTTGATCTTGAAGAGCAGGTCGCCGTCGTTTGACATGCAGAAGTCTTCGACCGTGCAGTCATCGTATTCTGCAGGAATGCTTCTCGCGCTGCCTTCGTAGTAGGTTTTGTCGAGCTTGCTGTTGGTGAGTGTGACCGTCGCGTTCCGGCTGATCAGGTTGTAGAACTTACTGAGCTTTACCATGGTTGTGTCCTCCTTATACCTCGATGGCTGCCATCGTGATGTTGTGGTACCCGTCTTCTTTGAGCTGCGCCTTCAGGATCCGCTTTGCTTCCGCTGCGGTGTCCGCGTTGACGTACTCTTTGAAGCAGTTCCATTCCTTGCTACCGCCATCGGTTTTGTAGCTCGCGCACACGTGGATTTCGTATTCTTTCATGGGTTGTGCCTCCTTGTTTTTGGTAGGACAATTAAGCCAGAAAGAATTCCGAAAGTCCAGCCCAAAACGCGAGAATTAGCAATTAGAACACAATTAAAAAACGGTCGCGGAATTGCTCCCGTGCCGCCTTGTTTTACAGTGATTTGATCAGGTCGATTGTGCCGTTATCGAACAGTCCCTTGATGTGCTCGACCGCTGCTTCTTTCGTCCATCCGCACGTTTCCGTGTAGTATTTCATCAGCGCCTTGATCCCATCTCGGCTGGTGTCCGTCGCTTCGCAGAGCGCGTCGAGCTGCGTGTCGAGTGCGTCTTTGTTCAGCTTTTCGACCGCTGCCGCTGCTGCGCGTTCGGCTCTGCCTGCGTCGGTCTGGGCGATCTCCGCCTTCTCGAAGGCGTCGAACTCCGCGCTGGTCATGTCCTCTCCGGCGAGTTCCCACAGATCTTCGTGCGCCTGCATCGCGCATCTCGCTGCCATGCGTGCCTGATCTGCGAGGTTCCATGCTTTCCGGCATTCGCCGTTCTTTGCCGCTTCGATGGCAGCCGAGCTGAATCTCTCGGCTGCCGATGCTTCGTACTTGCAGGCGTCCGCTGCTTCTTTTCTGGTCGTGTATGTCATCGCTGCCGCCTCCTTAATTTCCTTCCTTGGTGATCCGCTTGTCGCAGCGTTCCATCAGCCATGCCTTGCCGCAGAAGTTGATGTCCCGCAGTTCCTTCTCGACCGTCGCCGGATTGAAGCAGCAGTATCCTTCGCCGTAGATCGCCGTGGTCGCCATTCCATAGAGTTCTGTGACCAGCCCTTCGTGATCCGCGAGCTGCGCTTTCGCGCTCTTGTATTCCGGTTCGTCCTGCCCGTAGTCGAGCAGCGTGTTTTCCAGCCCGCCGAGCAGGTCGTTGGCTGCGTGCTTGATGTTGTAGAATGCCTTTTTCTCTCTCTGGTTCATTTCGCTTACTTTCATGGGTCGTGCCTCCTTGTTTTTGGTAGGACAATTAAGCCAGAAAGATTTCGGAAAGTCCAGCGAAAACGCGAAGAAAAACACGAATTAGCAATTACAACATATCTGCTTTCACGACGCTCTTTTTGCCGTTCCTGACAAGCTCCGCGTGATCCGCACCGGTGAACTTGAGCCAGCGCTTCACGATCACGTCCGCGTACTTCGGATCGAGTTCCATCGTATAGCAGGATCGTCCGAGCTGCTCGCAGGTTATGAGAGTGCTGCCGCTGCCGCCGAAGGTGTCGAGCACGATATCTCCCTGTCGGGAACTGTTCTTGATCAGACGCGCCAGCAGCTTGAGGGGTTTCATCGTCGGGTGCTCCGCGTTCCGTGCCGGTTTGTTCTCATCGATCACGGTCGTGGATACCTTGTCGCTGAAGATCTTTCGAAGCAGTTCGCGCATTTCCTCTTTTTTCATTTTTGCGATGTTGATTCGCTTATCCTCGATAACCGACGCCTGCGTCCGGTCGTCCACGAAGTAGTGGCTGGCTCCGTCCGTCCAACCGTAGATGCACGCTTCGTGCTTCCACTGGTAGTCCTGATGTCCCATTGTGAATGCGTTCTTGTTCCAGATGAGCATCTGACGCACCTTGCCGAGTGCTTCGTTTGTCGCCGACCTGAATGCGCCTCCGACCGTTTCCGCGTGCCATATATAGAACGGGGTGCCGGGCTTGACCGCTTCGTGCATCCGGTTGAATGCTGCGACGAGGAATGCACGGAACTGTTCTTCTGGCATATCGTCGTTCTGGATCGTCAGTCCGTTGCTGCCTTCGTAGGCGACATTGTATGGCGGATCCGTTACGATCAGGTCTGCCGTCTTTCCGTCCATGAGCGCTGCGACATCCTTTTTCTCGGTGCTGTCGCCGCAGTAGAGAACGTGCCTGCCGAGAAGCCATCTGTCGCCGAGCTGTGAAAACGGCTCGCTGCCTTCCGGTGCTGCATCGGGCGGATCATCTTCCACGATCTCGCTCTGGTCGTCGAACAGATCACTCATCTCACTGACATCGAAGCCGGTGAGTGTCGCGTCAAATCCGCTTTCCTCCAAGTCCTTCAACAGGGCTGTCAGGAGCGGGACGTCCCATGCTCCGCTGATCTTGTTCAGTGCCACGTTGAGCGCCTTTTCCTTCTGTTCGTCGATGTCCAGCACGACGCAGTCGACCTCTTTGTATCCGAGGTGCTGCAATACCTTGAGACGCTGGTGCCCGCCAACGACCACGCCTGTGCGCTTGTTCCATATGATCGGCTCGACGTATCCGAATTCTTCGACGCTGCGTTTCAGCTTCTCGAACTCCGGATCGCCGGGCTTCAGGTCTTTTCTCGGGTTGTACTTTGCGGGGAGGAGTTTATCGACACTGATTTTCTCAATGTTCATACCAAACCCCACTCCGCGAACTTTTCAAAACCGCCTATGGCGCGGATGAAGTCGCGTGCGATCCGCACGATATCTTCGTACCGTCTGCCGTCCACGTATTCGTCGCCGATTGCGCAGCAGAGTTCCACCGGCACTTCGTCGTTCTGTGCCTTGAGCCATGCGTAGATATTGACGCTGACGTCGGCTTTGCTGAGGTCTTTGCCGTGCAGCCCGCCGCCTGTGACGCTGTCCGCCATGTCGCTGCCGAGTTTTCTGTTCGTTGCTCCGGTATCGACGTCGGTGCCGCCCGTCCAGTCGCCCAGCGGGTTAATCTCCGCTTCCGGATATTCCTTCTTCAGCGTCTCTGTCTTTGCGCTGCTCTGGCAGATGATGAGGCGATCGCCGTCGAGGATGTATTTGCCGTCCGTCGGGTACTTCGCAAAGATCTCTTTTGCGATATCCGACAACGTGCGCTGTTCATCCGTTACCGGCACGCCACGGAAGATACCGTTGTCGCCGCAACGGATCTTCTTTTTCTGGTTGTGCGCGAGGATCGCGTCCTGTTCGACCTCGAAGTAGTCAATCGAAAGTACGCCTGCAATACGTTCCACCGCTGCCGTGACTTCCTCGATCGGAATGTGCACCGATGTCTCTGCGATGATATGACAGAAGCCGTGTCCGATGAGCACTTCGACTGCGATCTTCGGGCTGTCTTCTTTTTCATAGGCAAGATCGACCAGCGCTCCGGCGATCCTGTCTGCGATTTTGTCCGGGTGCGCCGGATTTACTTTTTCAAACATTGTCTGTGTCCTCCGTCTTTCTGATTCGTTCTGCCTTCTGACCGGTGAATTCCTCCCAGCGTTTGACCGCGAGATCGCAATACTCCGGGCTCTTTTCCATCGCATAGCAAACGCGCTCCAGCTGCTCGCACGCGATGATCGTTGTGCCGCTGCCGCTGAAGGGCTCGAGGATGATGTCGCCTCTGTCCGAATGCATCTTGATGCAGCGCCAAGGCAGTTCCACCGGGTACATCGCCGGGTGATCCTTATTGGCGCGTACCGTGGTCATCTCCCAGATGCCCGCGTAGCCCCAGTTCTTTCGTTCCTCTTTGGTGAGGCGCTTGACGAATCGGTATGCGTGTCCCGCGTATGCCGACAGCCACACGTATTCCTGATCGTTGTACTCCACGTCGCCGTTTTTGCTGAAAGCGGAGATGTATTCGTACTGCTGCACCGGCTTGTTCGTGACAAGGTGGTAGGGTCCGACGCCGAAGTTCATGCCTTGCTTCTTCCAGATCCGTATCCAGATCGGGCGGAAACCCTGTTCGCTGAACAGCTGCGAAGAATAGAAGTTCGTCGGTTCGATGAACTGTGTGCCAGTGGAATAGAGGTCGCCGAGGTTCCAGCAGACAATGCCGCTGTATCTGGTGAGGTTTTTCACCACGGGGCGCATCGTTTCAAACCACGGCTCGATGCCTTTGGTTTCGTAGTCTTTGCCGACACCGTAAGGCGGGGACGTGACCGTCATCTGCGCTTTGCGTCCGTTCATCAGCTTTGCAAAGTCAACCTCCGACGTGGAGTCGCCGCACATGAGTCGATGTTCGCCCAGCTTCCAGATATCGCCGGTCTTTGTGATCGCGCCTTTGGCATCGATCTTTTCCTTTTCCGCGTCGACGTCGAAGTCGTCCTGCACCGCCTCTTTGGAATAGAAGGCGTTGAGCAGTTCGTCCACTTCCGCTGCGTCGAAGCCGGTCATCGTCACGTCGAACTCGCTGCCGTCGAACTCGGTGAGCAGCGCTGCCAACTTATCTTTGTCCCATTCGCCCTGAATCTTGTTCAGCGCGATGTTGAGTGCTTTTTCGCGCATCGGATCGAGGTCAACCACGACGCAGTCAATCTCTGTGATCCCGAGATCCTTCATGACCGTCAGCCGTTGGTGTCCGCCGACCACGTTTCCGGTCTGCTTATTCCAGATGACCGGCTCCACGTAGCCGAACTCCTTGATGCTGCGCTTGAGCTTTTCGTATTCCGCGTCTCCGGGCTTGAGCGCCCTGCGCGGGTTGTATTCCGCCGCCTTGAGTTTCTCGACGGCGATCTTTTCTATCTGCATATCCTTCTCCTTATCCGAGCAGCTTTTCCATCAGGTCGTCATTCGGATTGCTGCCGCCGAGGGGCGTCTCGCAGTTGTCCTTGACGATCTGGTAAATCTGCAGCCACAGTATGTTTGCCTGCTTCAAAAACGAAATGCCCATATTCACATACGGGCTGGCGATCGGCATCTGTGTGGTCGGGTGCTTGGCAAGCAGACCGTACTGATTGATGCCTTCTTCGCACTGGATCCACCGCTGCATGTACAGCGCATACTGCTCGATCAGTTCCTTCTTGACGTACTGTGCGCATCCGCGCTCATTGAGCCACTTCCACGTATCCTCGTAAATCTGAGGCGCGAGGTTCTGCTGCGAGTTCTTCGTGACCTGCTTGAGGTACTCCGAAACGGGTGGCATGTCCTCACCGTGCATGTCCGTGTCCTTCAGGTCAAACTGCAGCTTCGTGAGTGGTGCTTTGCCCGGGTTTCCGTCTATGAGCTTTTCTGATAGCGCCTTTTTCTTCCGTCCTGCGCCGGGACGGCTGCCGCCATGACCATTCGCCATTCCGTCGCCTCCTTTTTTCAACTTGATTTCCCGAAAAAACTTGATTTCGCGGGGCTATTACCCCTCTTGATTTCCCGATTTTTCACGCGAGACCCCACGCCGTTGTCCGTTTAATCAAGTTTTCAAGATTTTGATCCCCCTACCGGTCTCCCAGCTCGTGGTGGATCTTATTGTGGCAGCTCTGGCAGAGACTCATCAGGTTGCTCTCTGCATGTGTACCGCCACGTGATATCGGTATGATGTGATGAACTTCCTCCACGGGTGTGATCCTGCCTTCTTTGAGGCACTGTTCGCACAGTGGGTGAGCTGCCGCATATCTGGCACGTATCCGGTGCCACGCTCTGCCGTACTTGCTGGCTGTGCGGGGTGCTCGTTCATATCTGTCATACTGCTGCCGTGCCTGCGTCCTGTGTTCCTCGCAGTACTGTCCGTCCGTGAGGTTGGGACAGCCGGGGTAGGAACACGGTCTCTTGGGCTTCCTCGGCATTACTTCTTTTTTCTGTGGAACAGCTGGCTGATCTTCCACCTGATGATGTACCAGCACTGCTCCAAAGCGCCGACTTTTCTGTATGCCATCTACGCTCTCCTTCCTGAAAGATTTGGGAAAGACACGCCGAAAGACGCGACAAAGACCGCCTGAAAGACGGTGAAAGACGCGCCGAAAAACGTCCGAAAGACGCTTCGAGACGTGCCGACATATTGGCGAAAGATCGGGAAAGACGCCGCGAAAGACGATCCGAGATATCGCCCGATATTGTCGAAAGACGCCCGAAAACCCGCTAAAACCGCCTCTTTCCGTAGAAAGACGGCAAGAGATATTCCGACATATCTCGGAAAGACGGTTTCGAGATTTCCGAAAGACGCGAGAAAGACCGGTCGAAAGACGCGGAAAGACGCGTTCGAGATTTGTCGAAAGACGTCGAAAAACGGATCGACAGATTTCGGAAAGACGCCGAAAAGCGCCTCGACAGATTTCGGAAAGATTCGGAAAAGACGCCTCGAAAGACGTCGGAAAGACTCCCCGAAAGACCATAGAAAAAGCCCACGCAGATCGCTAAATCCGCGTGAGCTCTCTATGGTTCTTCGCCATTATAATACTATCACAAATCCCGACTGCCTTTTACTGCCATTTACTGCCTTTTACTGCCTTCTTTCAGTTTTTTATCGAGAAGGGTGAGGGCTTTTCTGTGCAGGCGGTGAATGTGCGTTTCGCAATAGCCCATTTCCGCCATTATTACGTCCCATTTGGCTTCCTGCACATATCGCAGATTCAAGAGCCGTGAGAGAACTTCATCTTCCAAAATGTCGATCTTGGCGATGTGCGCGTTTCGCTCCGCTTCGAGTGTTTCGATCTCGCGCTCCAAATCGACCTTTTTGCAGATCGCCGTCGCCATCGGTGAGGTGTCCGGGCTCGGATTGTGCGGCATTCCGGTGAGGCGGCAGGAGGTGTTTTCCGCCTGCGCCACCAGAGCGTCAATTTTCGTCTTCCGGTAATCGATGGCTTTGCGTATTTTGATGATTCTCTCTAAAAGCTCTTTCGCTGTCATGTTGCTGCCCTCTGAAGGTGTTTTATCAGGTATTCAGGATCCGCGTCCGTCAAGAAGCGGAACCATTCGGAGTGGAAGAAGCGTTCACACTCGCGTTTGGTGATTTGTGCCGGTTCGTATTTGGGATTTCGCTTTAACTGGCACAGGGCTTTCCGGTAATCGGTTGCCGCCTGTATGATAATGGCGTTTGCCAGATTCTTATAAGGATCATCCATCTTCTGCCTCCTTTTCTGACATAACCGCCTTCACATCTTCGACGCTGTAAACGACCGTTGCCGTTCCTCCGGCTCTCTTGATCTGGTCGATCGTCGCTGCCTGCAGCTTTGTCGGTTTGTTCCTGCCGACCTTCGCCTCCAGCGCGATGAAGCGTCCTTTGTGGCAAACGATTATATCGGGTATGCCTGCGGTGCCGTATTGTCCGCCGTGTTCCTTCCAGAAGAAACAATCCGGCACCGTGGCGAGATATTTGCGTATTTTCTGTATCAATGCTGCTTCGTTCATCTGTTTTTCCTCCCGCCTGTGAAGTTGTGAACCGTGTGAAGTTATTTTGGGTAAACCTCTCTATATGTCTCTCATATATGGCTTTTTAGAAAATCGCTTCACAATCCTTCACACTTCACAGAGGCGCTGCGCTGCCACGAAGGGCAAAGCCCGTCCATTCGTAAGCGCCGCTGCCGGGTACTCGACGCTTGACGAACTTGCGCTCAATCAGCTTCTGGCTGAACGGGCGCTGTGATAATGCGTATTCGCCGTTTTCCTTGCACCATTCGTCGTATGCTGCACGGAGGAGTTTGTTCGAAACGCGTCCGTTTTCACGCACCTCGCAGCATTCCTCGAAGAACGTGGCAAACGAATCCATTTCGGCGCGATAATTCGACGTCGCTTTCCTGACAACTTCCGGCTCTTTGATGCCTTCTTCCTGCCAGAGCAGACACCCTTTGACCGCCCACGCCAGAATGCCGGGCATCTCTTTTGCGAGGATCTTATCCGCAAAGTGCTTGTCTCGATTGGCTTCCGTGAACGTGTTTTCGAACGGCATCAGCTTGATGCGTCGCCATATTGAATTTGTGGTGTCCCTGATATCCGGCTTATGGTTCGTCGCAAAGAACACCTTGAACTGCGGGACATATTCGAAGTATTCGCCGTACAGGAAGCGTGTGACCAGCTTGTCGCCGCCCGTCATCGATTTGATGAGCGATTCGGCGAGACGCTTGTTTTCCTCCATCTCGATCGCCGTCACGAAGCGTGCGCCTTTGAGCCGAGCAATATCGTTGTTCACGCCTTCGTTCTTTTTCAGCATGAACGTCTCCGACGATGTGCTCTGGGCGTAGGTATTCATGACCGCCGAGAAGATATTGAGGAATGTGCTCTTGCCATTGCTGCCGGTGCCGTACAGCATGAACATCGCCTGCTCGGAGATGTCGCCGGTCAGTCCGTAGCCCAGCGCCTTCTGCATGTAACGGATCATGTCGGCATCGCCCTTCGTAATCGTTTCGAGGAGCGAATCCCACAGAGGCGTTGCGACCGTTTCGTCGAATCCGGTGCTGCAGATCCGTGTGATGTAGTCCTCTTTGCAGAAGGGCTGCAGTTTGCCGGTTTTGAGGTTGACTGTGCCGTTCTGGCAGTTGATGAGCCACGGGTTTGCGTCCCAGTCGTCCGGTGTGATCGAAACTTCTTTTTTCCCTGATGCCAGACTCAAAAGCATTTTGATCCGGTTGCCGTTCTCGCTGCGGTTTGCATGCTGGATGAGTGCCTTGCGCTGATCGCCCTCCGGCAGCATGTCCGCGTAGGTATAGATGCTGCGCACGCATTGGATCGCGTATTCGATGATGGTGCCATCGTCTTGCTCCCAGTACTTGCCGTTCCAGACAAACCACTTTTTATAGACCGCGCAGTACTTGACTTCGTCCTTGAACATTGCCACGAAGCGCTCTGCGTTGCCGACGTCGGTCAGTTTGAACTGATCGTCCTTCTCGCCGGGTTCGTATCGTGAAATGCTCTGCGCGATTGCCACCACGTTCTCATCGTCGAGAGGCGGGTCGAGTCTGCTGCTGTTTTCTGCGCGTAACGCTGCGAGGATGCCATCTTCCTCCATGCCTTTGCGACGGAGCGCTCCAGCGAGCGAGGCGAGGTAGGTATTGCGTCCGCCTTCCGTAATTTTCTTTCGTTCCTTTGATGCGTCCGCGAGTTTCTTCTTTTCCGGGATCTTCTTTCCGACCTTCCGGATCTCATCGACCAGCCAGCTGGGCATATCTGCCGCTTCGCATTCGAACGGGGAGAGCCCCGCATCCCACGCATAGCGATTGCCGCTTTGATGTGTGCTGGGTGCGACGACGATCAATCCGCCCTGTGTCCGGACGTCAAGCCCGTCGCGGAAACCGACCGCGTTCTTGAGTGCGAGGTCGTCCGTGTACTTGAACACATAGTGCTTTCCGCCGCCTCCGGTAGTCGCCGTGATTGTCTTCGGCAGTTCGCCGTATTCTTTGACCAGCGCTTCCAAGCTCTTGTCGCCGCCGTGTCGCGTGTCCACGTCCAGCGCTACCAGTCCGCTTTTTTCTCCCATCGGAATACCAATGTTGGCGAGCGGGGTGTCGTTCCACCATTTTGTGATCTTGCCGGTATCGATCGTCGCTTCGTCGCCCCAATTCTTGATGCGCGGGTGTTTGCCTTTTGCTTGGCACAATGCGCCCTGCCTGCAGGAGCAGTTTCCGTCTGCTTTCAACCAATGGAGCGGGAACACGGGTATTCCGGCTTTTGCGTATTTCAATGCTTCATCTATCATTTTCATGGAGTTGTTCCATCCTTTCGTTGTAGTAAACGATCTGCTTTTTCAGCCGTTTCGCTTCGTGTATCTCCGCCTGCATGCCGGGCGAGTAATCTGTGCCGCACACCCAGACCTCATCGCACAACCCGAGCAGCACGTGACCAAACAGGAGTCCGAGCTCGCGCTGCGCCGGATCGTTATCGTCGAGTATCGCCGGGTACAAGAGGTGCGAGGCAATCGGGATCCGTTTCCGCTGGATCGCTGTCCGGCAATATCCGATCGCATCTGCCACGTTCTTTTCGACGTCGCCAGCGTACTTTGAAACAATATATACCCGTGGACGGTGTTTGATTTCCTCATTGCGCCTGTAGATCTCGCGCTGCTGCTGCCTGTACTCGCGCATCAGTTTTGCGTACACGTAGCCCTCGGTCGGTGCCGGGTATCCTGAACTGTTTCGGTACATCTCACACCTCCAGCTCGGTGAGCTTACCGAAGCACGTTCCGTGTTCGCCCTCCGCCACGATCGGAATGTCAAAGCCCTCGAACGGGGTGCGTTCCATCGCTGAGCGGATGATGCGGATCGCTTCTTCCTCATGACCGTTATCCACTTCGAAAAGCAGTTCGTCATGAATCTGGAGTATCGGGCGGATATACGGCTTGTCCTT